ATAGGCGCAATACTCTTGAGCCTCGGCCTTGTCGGCCTCGTTGTCTTTGCCATCTTCTTGTTTGAGCGACGACGTGGCGGTTGATGTCTCTCCGCTACAGCACTCATTAACATACAGCTTACACACACTACACTGAACATGCCCATGTACCTCTACTGTGCCAGAACTGTGGCATCTCGGACACAGCCCAGCGTCGATGGCTCTTTGCCATGAGCCGTCACCTTGAATAATCATATCGCCCTCGCTTGCATCTTCACACCAATCGCTGAGTCTATCTGGTCGTACAAAAGACTAGGCGCACCTTGGTTCACTATTGTTATGTCAGGCTCAGCAGGCAGGGCTTCGCTAGGATGTTTGTCTCCTGTTTCGGAAGTTGGGTTCTGGAGGAGAATGACTAACCCCCCTAACCTCTTCACCCGCATCACTTCGTTGTCGAAGCGACAGTCGTCGACTACGACCGGGCGACCCGACTCCAAGAGCTTCGTCACTTGCTGTTCCCAGAGATTTCCCCACAGGTCTACGCCGATACACTCTCGACCCCATTCCGTTCCCAAACTCTGCATCGCCCATCGTGGTGTCCTTCCGCATAGCAACTTAGAGGGCTTGTCTTTTAGCTCACCCTCAATATGTCTGTCATCCAGTCCCATCGTGCGAAGCATATCCTTCAGCGGGCCAGCGAACTTGACCCTAGTATAACCTAATCCATCGACTAAGTAGTCCGCAGAGAAGGTCTTGCCACTCCCCATATATCCACAAAAAGCTATCAATCTCATTCGTCCAGCAACCCCATCTTTAATTCAGCAACCTCTCTGTTGATGTACTTTAATTTGTCGAGCGCTTTGCGCCTGTCGCTGAACGCAGTCTCAGTCGCCTCTTCACCCATCTCAATCAACCATTCAATATCTCTGACGCGGCCTTTGATGCTCTCCGACTGAAACTCTAAGTCGATAATCTGGCGCTTCATCTCTATTCTTTTTTCAGACATAGCTATCCCCTGTCTTTCGGCTTATATAATGTCCAGTCCTTACAGTCAGTGGCGTCACAAACACTGCACTTAAATGTTCCGTCCGCTTCTGCATAGCTGTTGCCGCAAGTCCTTACGGTCATCTCTTCCGGCATAGCGCCATGCCAACACGCATCTCTTTTGAAGCACCCCTTGCACCGCCAGTCGCTTTCATCTGTTGCAATCTTTGCGGCTTCGTTTGCGATGACCCTCTCGACTTTTGTTGTCAGGTACGAGAACCTGATAATGTCGAAGTCGACAAACTCGTGGTGGTAAGCCGAGGTGTTCTTGTTGTATGCCACCAATACAAAACGCTCTATACCACTAAGACCCATCATGAATTGCATCTGGTCAAAGTAGTTTGGGTGACTGCCTTTAATCCCCTTGCGGATAAACTCTTTATGCTTGTTGTCGTTCATCGACTTAATCTCAAGCCCAATGGTAGCTTCATCAAGCTCAAGCAATCCGTCAGCATTACCCATAACCAGACCGCCGTAGCCTTCAAAACGCCACTGCTTCCCAGACATTGGGTCTTTCTCCATGACATGGAGTCCAGCTTTTCTCATGTCCTTTACGACGTCGTACTCAATACGATGGCCGTCACGGAAGATGCGAGCCAGTCGGCTGTCTGGTGGTGTGTCGGGGTAGCCTCGGAATGAGAAGGCGACTGACGCCTCACACTGTTGCCCGATGCCACTCGCACCAATATATTGCCGAGCCTTTTGCTTCCTTGGCTTTGCAAAGGCGTCTTCGATAAGCTGGGTAATATCAGTCATGGTCTCATTTCATATGTTAAGGGGGGCATTGCGCCCCCCTATTTTAGAACTAAAACGGAATGTCGTCGTCCAAGTCTTGCTTGGCTTCCGTCTTGTTTTCCGTCGGTGGCTTTGTTGATGAGCCGCCAATTTCGGCGGGGTCGAAGTAGCCCTTCACAGTCGACCCCTCACGTTCCTCGCCGTCTTTTGTGTATGTGTCGGAGACCACTGACACACCGGGCTTGAGACCTTTCATCGAAGCGATGTCTTCGGGGCGGTCAGGATTAGAGTGACCACCAAACGTGAGCAAAGCCTTTAGCTGTTCACGACCAATTCGTGTCGCCTTCTCCGAGGAAGGAACGTGTACGTTTATCCAAGAGCGGATTGAACCACGCCCAGATAAATCGTTAAATGTAACTTCGATTTGCTTGCCACCTGTTCTGGTGTCACGCAGTTTTGCTTCAGTCACTTCGCAGTGGTAACGACCCGGTGAAAGGGTTGTGCTACCGCTTGATACCTCAAGTGACGAGAGGTTTAATTCATTAAATGAGAATGACATCTAGGTCTCCTGTTCGTTAATTTTGGCGAAGTCTTCGTCACTCATGTCCATCTTCTTGAACAAGTCGACGATGCTTCCTGTTTGCTCAACCGAGCGTAGTCTGCGCTTTTCATCACGCACCTTGCCTTTCCAGCCCCGCACTTCTTCGGTCACGACATAGCGCACGACCTTCTGTCCATCAGACTGGTTGCCCGACGTATGCCGAACACCACAGAAAACGCAGTCGAAAATTCCGGGTAGCTGTTGCATTGAGGCTTTGCCATCAATCATTGGCCAGTATTCGGTATTGCCATTATCGTCTGAGTTTTCTTTGGCTAGAGCAGTAACAAGATAGTGCATCGGCATATCCCGTATTGCCTTACAAGCACCGACTAACTGCGAAGCGTGGGTTGCCCATGCCTCAAAGTTGTTTGCGGGCTTGCCCTTTTTCTTAGCATCCGCTTCAGCCATAGCTTCAGCATACTGCTTTGAGTAGTTCGACAACTCAGTCAAGCTGTCGATGCCTACCCACTTGTACTCCTTCGCTTTGAAGTCGTCCGTCCGCATCCACTTGAAGATGTCGACGAAAGAATACTCACCCTTATCAGGATTTGTTTCGCCGCCCCATGAGGTGAATGGAAGGTAGTCGATGCCAGCGGAGCGGATAGAAGACAGGCCGCTCTCGCCAGAAATGATGAAGCCATTACCGTAATAGTTTTGGTAATGCTGGAATTGGGTGGTCTTCCCCCAGCCGTGGTGTCCATATAAAAGACACTTACGATACGAGGTTGTGTGGTCTCTTGTGTTCATAGGATTAAACATCAGTTGTTCTCCGTCACGGTGATTTTTGCCGCGCCGGGTTTCCGAGTGAGGGCTGGAAGAAGGACACGCTTGTCTTCGTCGTCAAGCCCTTGGAACTTACGCTTATCAACCGTCATTTTTTTGGTGACATGGGCAGGGACTTCACCATCAGTTGGATAAAGGTCAGCGATTAACTCACTATCCCAAGTCCATCTCTCAGGTCTGCTCACGGTGACAGTCAGTTTGTTTCCGACTGCTTGGGTTTGTTCGCCAGATTGCTCAACAAATTCTGCAAGAATTTTATCGCTAAGCACTGACATTCTGTTCTCAATGGCTTCCTTGCGCTCGGCAAGAGTTCTCCATTCATCACATATTTTGGTAAATTCGTCCGGTGTATCGGACGTACTCCAATCGCTCATGGTCACGGTCTCCTTAACTTATTTGTAACGTGACCTTAACGTACAACAGTCACACTACTTACACAACCATCACCCATCCAATTTTGTGTAGGATATTGCACAGAAGCGTTGCGGTTGTGTCACAAGGAACGTAAACATGTAGCTATCAACCCACTTAGGAGAAAGAAATGAGTATGCAATTCAACGTGAAGCGGCTGGTTCAAGATTGTGGGGGAGTCAGGGCAGTCGCAGAAATCATGGGCAAGACTAGGACTGCTCCCTATCGAATGATGCGGACCAATTATATGGGAACCAATGTTCTCGCAAAAGTTCTGGCGGCCAATCCATCACTTAACCTTAACGACTATTTTGAGAAGACAGGTAATGACAACACACACACACAATGACAGTGAGTATTCAACATGGTTTGAAGACTTACATGAAGAAGCCATCAGAGCTATCGACAAAGGATGGAACATCATTCCTATCTCAGTCGCCAGCAAGAAGCCTTTAATTGGCTGGAAAGAATACCAGACTAAGTCGGTTGAGCTAGAGACAGTTGAGGACTGGTTCGAGAACGGCGTCGAGACAAGCACAGGACACAGGGTCAAGCCCTTTAACCTTGCGGTTTTGACAGGTGCAATAAGTGGAATCGTAGTCGTCGACTGTGACAACATTGAGTCAGTGCATTACGCCGAAAGAAACAAACTTACGTCCCCCTTCTCTGCCCGCACCACACGAGGTAGACACTTTTACTTTACTCACCCCCAGAACGGAACACGCTTTGGGAACAAGGTAGGTAACAACCCTCGCGACTGGCCAAGTGTAGATGGCTTAGACTTTCGCGGGGATGGTGGGTACGTCTTGATGCCGCCTTCAGTGAAGATGAAGGATGGAGAAATCGTTTCCCAGTACAGGTGGGAGACGCCAGCAGGTCTTGATTGGGAAGACTTAGACGCTCATGTCTGGAAGGGAGCGCCTAGTGAAGTCGACGCACCAGTAGAAGGTGAGTTCAGCTTTGGTTCTTTGAACCTAGAGAACGTCAAGCTGTTCAACCCTGATGAGGGTGCGCCATTGTACGAGCAAACCAAGATGCGTGTAGCTCATCTAGGTCGAAAGCTCGGTGAAGGCGATGCGACTGACTCTCTGATGGTGAGCTTTTGCGGGCAGAAGGTTCGACTTGGTTTACCAGCAGAGGACATCTGGACACAGGTGAACCAGTTTCATGATGAGTTCTTTGACCAGACTGGCTACACCAGAGATGCAACAGAGCGTTGGCTCAAGGAGAAGATTGCTTCTGCGTACTTTATGGACAGGCGCAACCATCCAAAGGATTACGATGCTGATGGCAAACGAGTAGTCGAGAAGAAAGAGGATAAGAAGGTACGCCTTGGCCGACTTCGCCCCGTAGTTTCTGCTGATGTCGACAGACTATTGGATAGCCTTGGCGACGTAGAGTATTGGGCTGACCCCCTCATCCCCGCCGCCACCATCACACAAGTTGTAGGGTACAATGGTCATGGTAAGTCGTTCTTCCTTGCGGCGCTGTTAAATTCAATGGCCGCTGGCAAGCAAGAGTTCGGCCCCTATGCCACACCGAAGCCAGCTAAAGTTTTCTACATGGACTACGACAACCCAAGTCGTACAGTTCTGCACCGCTTCCGTGGCTTCAATCAAATGTTTGGCGACACTGGTGACAAGTTCAACATGTGGTCTCCAGCTTTGATATCATCAGAAGATGGCGGCGAAATGAATCTTGCCACAGAGGATGGGTTCAAGTTGTTGGGTGAGTGGCTTGAGGTAGTCGAGCCTGACGTTGTGGTAATCGACACAGTTCGTAACGCCTTCGGCGGCATGGAAGAAGCATCAGCTTCCGAGTGGTTCAAGGTCAATCATGTGGCCAAGTCGATACGCACGAAGTTCAATGCCTCAGTCGTGCTAGTCCACCATCGGAACAAGCCGGGTGAATCTGGGCTTGGCCGGGAAGCTGGCTCGACTGCACAGCTAACTGACATCGACACGCAAATCATGGTGACGCAAGTCTTGCAAGACAAGCAAGATGCAAAGGCCAAGGCTGGTTTGCTCGACTCAGACTACAGCGTTTACGACATGGGGGGTGCAGAGTATTCGCCCTTCGGATACCTAGAGCAAAGACTTGAGCCTGACTCAAGGCTGAAGATGGTGTCACAAATTTCCTTTGGGAAAGTTCGTCAGCAAACCGAGATGCACAAAACTCATTACATCGGGTGGGCAGAGCGGTTGCTGGATGGTTCACAGTACATAGTGTCGACTGTCTCGCCGAGACAAAAGGCGTTGTACTTCAGTGGTCAAGGCGCATCGGTGGAAGACATAAGCCGCCGATTAAATCTGCCGATATACGAGGTAAAGCAGTGGGTCTAATAGCTAATAGACTAATGACAAAACATCAGTGCCGCAAGGCGGCAACTGATGCTAGTTCACTATTAGGGTCGAGCGACTTCGTCGATTATAGCGATGACACCCCCCTACCTGTCAATCAACTTTATGTCGGAAACAATCAGGACACACCCCCCCTTTTAGGGGGTGTGCCTTTTGTCGGAAGGAGAAGGATTTATGAACTCCCGCAACTCTCTTACCAAGGAACAGGTAAGTCGACTGCGGTACATGCTGAATAACGATTACAGTTACCGTGCTATGGCAAAGGCTTTTGACGTATGCACAGATACCCTTAAAAGAATGCTTGTCCGCGAAGGCTTAGCTGAATTTGATGGCGCTAAATATGCCATCTCACCACTCCATAAAACCGAACAGCGTCATTGGGCGCGACCTTGTCTGAGGTGCAAGGACGATAAGCCTCGACCACAGTGGCAGTATATCTGTGACAAATGCAAGTCGTCCGTTGATGTCAACGGGCTGTCTGATTCTTACATTGAAGCTATGAACAACGGAGATGGTGATGTCGAAGTCTAAGCGCAAGGGCGATGGGTACGAAAGAGAACTGGCTAAGTGGCTAGACTACATGCTCTTCGGTGGCTCCGGCCATATAACAAGAACCCCCTTGTCTGGTGGTGGCTCTAGTATTGACGGCGCTGGCGGCGCAGACTTACAAGGCACACCGACTGTCTGGGTAGAGGCGAAGCGAACTGAACGCTTCCAACCTTACGCCGCAATCGAGCAGGCGGAGC